AATGACTGCACCATCTTCATCTACATAGATTGTACTAGCATCCACATAAGGAACAGTAGTAAGCCCAGAGGTTTCTAAACGAACTCGTCTGTCCATATGAAGAGAGAAAGCACCAGTAGTGTAGTTAGTAGCATCATCTACAGATAGATTGATACGTTCCAAGAATAGGTTTGTGCCTCGCTTGATGAGCAGATAGATGTCTGCACGGTTGAACGAGAAGCCTATTACATCCCCATCAAATACCCAGCGTGACCAAGAGGCTTGTAGTTTCTCTCTACCTTGCCAGTAGTAACGATATACGTAAAGAGCCTGTGGGTCATTGTTAGTCTGAATTAGAATCATGTCCTCGTTAGACGAGGCTTGAATATTGATAATCTCACCATTCAAATACTGTGGAACGTGTGCAGATATTTCACTAGCATCGTTCGTATCAGTATCGGTATCAACAAAGTATTCCCACATGCCTGACCATGCACCACGCTTGGAAGCGAAGTAAACAAACTTACCAGCCTGTGCTGGCTTTGCTCGTAGTGATGCCTCAAACTCTGTGGTATTAGATACGTTGATAGTCTCTGGTGTCAGTACAGGGTCAGCCGTTACCTTAAACTGTGTAAGGTCAGAGAAGAGCAGTAGGCTCTCACTGAACGGTACAGCATGTTTAAGTATGCTAACCTTGTTAGACGATACTGCCACATCAATAGGGTCACTATCTACAATAGTCAGTGTTGATTTTCTGAAGAAATCAAACTCAAGAAATTCACCAGCACGGGAGAAGATTACGTTCTCGTCAGCCAGTAGGCCAAGCCTGTTTCTATGGAAGAAGATGTCTGCTAGAGTAAAGTCTACAAAGGAAGGGAAGGGGTTTGTATCATCATCCCCTACTTTACGTTCAGCATATGTAACAGGGTCAAAGGTAAAGTTACCACTAGGTAGTTTTGCTAACTTGTGTGGTAGCGTAGTATTGTCCAACTGTGTTAAAGATGCTGGTTCGTTTGTTTCTTTCCAAACGCCACCACTAAACTTTACATAGTAGTCATCTTGTGCCTTCTGGTTATCACCAGATACTTTGATTACAAATCCCTCTGCCGATTCAACTGGTAGTTTTTTGAAGTCACCTGTCTCGTTCTTAAATACAAGCAGGTGGTCACCACCATGTGAATCACCTACCTCTACTGTAAAGTCCGTAGCATCGGTAGATTGGATGTGAATGGTAGAGCCATAGCGTGTCAGCGTTAGACCTGTTACAGCCGAAGCGTTTGTGATGTTATCATAAAACTGAGTAGATACAACAGTACCAGAAAAGGTATTTAGGTACTGGGCAATCAAGTCAGTTGAAGCACCACGTTCTGCATCCTGTGTCAAAGTCGTGCTAGACTGTGTAGAAGACTTTGTGGCAAACTCTACTGTGCTAGTGCTTGCACCCTTCGTCAACTTAAGACGATATGTGGAAGAATAGTCAGCCTGTTTGACATATACAAGTGCTTCTGGATTTCTTGTCGGAGAGGTTGCCGTTCCTTTAGCAACCACTGTGTTCTTATTGATAATGAATGTGGCATCAGCAATAGAAACAGCAGCCAGTTCTTCATTAGGGTTTGTCAGCCCAGATAAATAAGAAGGCGCATTGTTTGTTACTGTTTTAGCCACACCGTTTTTATCATACACCCGAATTGTGCCAGCCGTGTCAACAATCATGGAGTAAAATTCATTCTCATCTCTTCGGATGGTATGAATGAACGCTTTATCAATGTTACTAATAACACCTAAATCTGCAAGGTGTTGTGTGCTAGGACGCTTTTGCAAGCCTGTGACAACATCAGACAACCCATTCTCTTGCAGTTCTGCCTGTGTACTCAGGCGCAATGATGGTGGCTGTTGTGATACCCCGTTGATGAGGTTGGGAATAGATTGACTTATGAGTGCCATTAGAAAGTTCTCCGTCCCTGCCTATCAATAATACTAAATGTATCGTAATTATCAAAGATATTGTGGTCATCGGAGGCTTTGTCAAACTCTTTAAGTTCAATCAGAGCCGTTTCCTCATCCCTCATTTGGAAATCATGTAGTGTATTTGAGCCAACAATCCTGTCTTGGAAGATGCGAGTAGCACGAAGGGTAACATACCGCTTGGCTACCTCAGGTAAATCTTCAAAGTTTAGGTGGACTACCACATCTAAGGCAACACTAGTGCCTACATTAAAAGTGTGGTTCTTCCTGTCATACATTTTTGTACCCCGTTGAACGAGGTCAGGGCTGTCTGCCTTTAGTGTTGCATCTGCTCTCAAGATGTCTGCTGGTAGAATGATATTACCGCTAGTATCTTGGGCGAATGACTTATTTAATTCTGTGTTGAAGTGCCAGCCCATAGACTGCACCTCACGGTCAACTGTATTTAGAATACTTTCTGCAACTTCAGCCTCTACAAGTCCAGAGGACAGGCTGTTTACTGGTGCTTCACCAATAGCAGAGAGCATTGTGTTGACAGCATCTAGTTGTGTTGTTCCTGCCATGATATTCTCCTACCATTTAACTTTATGTGACCAGTATTTTGCGGAAAGTTTTGACTTAGGCTTACCTTGTGCATTATGTCTGGCATAATAACTACGTTTTCTAGCCTTGTCTTTCTTAGACGTAGGGTTTTTACCTGCACCTTTGACACCTTGCTGTCCAAAGCGTATCAGTTTAATCTTCATACCCTCTTTTGCTAGTACAGCGTGGGACTTTCGGGGGTGCTTTGGTGTCCTTTTAGGTTTATTGTACCCTGCGAATGTTTCACCACGGTACTCAATGCTCATTTCTTCTTCTTTCCGTACTTAGCCATGATAGCAGCCACCTGTTTTTGTGGCATCCCACCAAAAGACATCTTCTTACCTGTCTTTTTGGATTCTGCTTTTGCTGCTGCAATACCTTCTTTGGTATATTTGTATTTCTTTCCACCTACTTCTGGCATATCTTACTCCAATGAGAAAAGGAGAGAGGCACTAGTAACCTCTCCCCTCGTTGATTAGGCCTCAGACAGACCGATACAAGCAGCAGGACGCAGGACGTTATGCCCCATTGCGTATTTTGCCACCATCAGTGTGCCTTGACGGTTAATCTGGTACTCAGATTCCATGCCAAGGTCAAGCAACTTGACAGTAGCAACGGCATCAGGAGTAAAGACAAAGCCACGGAACTTAGCAGCTTCAGCAACCATGTCACGCCCATCCACGTTAGCGGTTGGCAGGTCATAGTGTGTAGTGCGGCCTGAACCAGCAGTATTTGCAAGCGGCTGGTTGTCAGAAGTGACACCCTCACTTGGGTTAGCCGTAACAAGGCTGGCATACAGGTTAGTTACGTTAGCATGGTTTGACATGACGACAGGCATACCAGCAATCTGTGGTACTACACCACCAGCGATTGCACCAGCACCACCGAAGTCACGGTTCATGTAAACCAGTTTGTTGCCATCGGTTACGTCAAGCAGCGCATAGTATTGGTCAGGAGCAAGAACAACAACAGCACCGTCAGTAGGTACGTTCTTGACTTCCATCTCTTTACGAGCGTCAAAGACTGCTTTGGCGAGTTTGGCTGGGTCTACTGAATCAGCAGAAGCCGTACCAATGGTTACGTTATTGGTGAAGTCTTCTTCAGTGAAAGACTTGTAGTCTTGGATAAGACCAGCAGCAGCTGTTGCGTTAGTTGACAGTGCAGCCTTTACCAGCATACGTGCTACGTTACGGTCAGCTTCGTTAGCCAACGCAATACCAGCTTCTTTAGAGTAGATGCTACGTACATCGTAGTGGTTGATTGCTTCATCAATGTTTGCAATGAACTGGCTTGAGATAAGCAGGTCATCAATCGTGACAATACGCTCACCTGCACGAATGTTGCCACCAGTAATTTCGTTGCCAGGGGTCAAGTATTCGGCGGTTGCACGGCCTGTCATCGGGAATGATGCAGACTTACCTTTTGAAATTGTGCGAGTACGCACTTTGTCCATAAGGACTTTCTTTTCCTCAAAGGCGGTCAGGACTTCCCCAGCATACAGCTTAAGAAAGAGGTCACGAACGTCACCTGAGAGGTTATTTTGACCCTGAAAACTTACGGTGTAAGCAGGGTTTGAAGCAGCTTGTGCCATTTCTATACCTCATTTGGTTTATGTTAAAGTAAGTGCCTCAACTTTACTACGCTTTCTCCAACAGATTGTCCCTCGCAAGGGGTCAGGGGTAATTGACATCAGTAACTTTGAGAATAGGGTTGCCCCTTCTAAGAACACCAGTGTTGATGTGCTTAGAAGGAGAGGGGGACGAACCCCCTACTCCAATGCAACAATTAGAACAGGCTAGATTTTGCTAACTTATCAGCAACCGCTTGCCTGTAGGCAGGGTCTTTGGCGTATCTGGGGTCACTCATTGCAGCAGTGAGTTCCGCAGTGCTTTCAAACTTCCCACCTGTGGATACAGCACCTGTGCCACCTTGCATAAGGTTAGGTTCTGCCTCAGAACGATAACGTGCATAAAGACCTTGAACAGCAAGTCTAACCATGTTAGGGTCTTGCGTGTCCATTGTTGCATTATAGGCTTGCACTTCTTCGGGGGGAAGATTTTGTGCTGCCCATGTAATCATTTCTGTATATGCTTCGCCCCCACCTACAATAGATTGCATACTAGTGGTCATCTGTGATGCTAGTGCATCCTGACCAGCAATCCACGAATCAACCATGCTTTCAGAAAAGCCAGCTTCTTCTAGGGCGGCATATGCTTCAGGTGATAGTTCACCTGTTTCAGCGTACTCCTGCTGGAATACGTCAAAGTCTAGGCCACGGTTGTCCAACAACTCAGAAACTTCTGATGCTGATTCAGAGCCTGAGTATTCAGTGCCATCAAACGCATCTTCGGTTTCTTCTGGACTACCTTGTCCTAGTTTACTCTCTAATTCAGAGTATGCATACTCTGAATTAGAG